TATTTGAATTTATTTATTTTTATTATATCATTTGAAAAAAATGACTATTGAATAATAAGAATAATAATTATAAAAATAATAAGAATGTTGAGTAATTGTCTTTCGAAAGAAATTAATGACTATATGGCAGCTGAAAAATATGATTATGAGGCTATCTTACCATTTGATTATTATGATGAATATGAAAAAATAACATATAAGAAAGGAAATAAAACATTTGTTTCTTATTATAATGATATAAGTGAATGTTTAATTTCAGGAACAGTTAATAATGAAGCAACATTTGACATTGAAGTTACATCACTTAAAGAATTTATTAAACTATTAAAAGATAATGGATTTTAGATTTTTGTTTTTAATTAAAAAATGACTATTTCTAATTTTAATTAAAAATTAAATATGAGTTTAAATAAGCCAATTTGGAAATTAAGAGATTTGATAAATAAAGATAAATTAATTCTTAAAAGTTTATCTTTAAATACAAATGATGAAGCTATTAAAATTCTTGAACGGAATAAAGAAGAAATTGATTGGTGTTATTTATCAATGAATTTAAATGATATTGCTATTAAGGTTCTTGAACAAAACCAACATAAAATTGATTGGTTTATTTTATCATCAAATTCAAATGATAAAGCTGTTAAGATTCTTGAACAAAACCTAAATAAAATTGATTGGTATCAATTATCAAGAAATTCTAATGATAAAGCATTTAAATTACTTGAAAAAAACCTAAATAAAATTAATTGGTCTTTATTATCTATGAATACAAATGATAACGCTATAGAGTTACTTGAAAAAAACCTAAATAAAATTAATTGGTCTAATTTATCAAAAAATTCTAATGATAAAGCTGTTAAATTACTTGAAAAAAACTTAAATAAAATTAATTGGTCTAATTTATCAATGAATACAAATGATAATGCTATTAAGATTCTTGAAGAAAATCAAAATAAAATTGACTGGTCTTCATTATCAATGAATACAAATGATAGAGCTATTAAATTACTTGAGGAAAATCAAAATAATATTAATTGGTCATTATTATCAATGAATACAAATGATAGAGCTATTAAATTACTTGAAAGTAACCAAGATAAAATAAATATTTACAATTTAAGCATTAATACAAATCCTAAGGTTATTGAATTATTTAAAGAATTTTACAATAATAATGATAATGATAATGATAATTATAATGATAATAATAATAATAATGATTACTTATTGAATTATAATTTTTCAAGTAATCCATTGATATTTAAATTAGATTATGAAAGAATGAAAAAGAAAAATCAAGGATTTGAAGAGGAATTAATTAAAGAAATAATGAAACCTTCAAGGTTATTTAAGATGATTGATGAATATGGAGAAGATTATTTAGAATTAATGTTTGATGATTAATTTTTTGATAAAACAAAAAACAAAAGCTTATATTGTATCATATAAATTATTTGCATCATTAAGATTTTCAAATATATCTATTTGAAATGCAACAATATTTACAATAAATTCTTCAAAGCAAATTATTATATAATCGTTATCATAATGAAATATATATTTTAGCATACTTTCATTTTCATTTTTATTTATTAAATATCGAGAATATGTATTATCATTTAATAAATTACTCATATATTCCTTAGTAGTAAATAGTGTATAATTCTCAAAATTTGTGAAATCAGTATGATAATTATCATATTTCATATTAAGATACATGTCATAAATATGTTCTTTGATAGAATCCTTAGAAATCATAATGATTTGTAATAACTTTTAATCATTATAAAAATCATTTTTTATCCTATTTATAGTCAAATTAGAAAAAATGAGTTATTTAAGTTATTTAATTCAAATTAAAGATGAGTTTAAATAAGCCAATATTGAAACTAAGAGATTGGATAGATAAAGATAAATTGAATTTCTTAAGATTATCGAAAAATATTAATGCTATTAAGATTCTTAAAGCTAATGAAGATAAAATTATCTGGAGTTCTTTATCTTCAAACCCTAATGCCCTTGAGATTCTCCAACAAAACCAAGATAAAATCGACTGGGATCAATTGTCCTTAAATCCAAATCCGCTTGCAATTAAGATGTTAAGAGATAATCCAGATAAAATTGATTGGTCATTATTGTCTTTAAATCCAAGTGCAATTGAGTTATTAGAAGAAGAGATTTTGAATGGATGCAAAAATAGGATTAATTGGAATTATTTATCAGCAAATGAAAATGCTATTAATATTCTTAAAGCAAATGAAGACAAAATTAACTGGAATTATTTATCAAGAAATTCGAATGCTATTGAAATTCTCGAAGCTAATCCGGATAAAATTGTCTGGTGTTTCTTGTCAATAAATCCAAATGCTATAAAGATTCTTAAAAAAAATCGAAATAAAATTAATTGGTTTAATTTATGTTTAAATCCAAATGCTATAGAGATTCTTAAAGAAAATCGGGATAAAATTGATTGGAATGCTTTATCAAAAAACCCAAATGCTATAGAGATTTTTAAAGAGAATCGAGATAAAATTAATTGGAATTGGTTATCATTAAATGAAAATGCTATAGAGATTCTTAAAATAAATCGAAATAAAATTGATTGGTATCGTTTGTCAGCAAATCCTGCGATTTTCGAATTAGATTATGAGGCAATGAAAAGTAATAATCAAGCTATGTATGAGGAATTAATAAAGGAGGTTATGAAACCATCAAGAGTCTTTAAAAATCCAGATTATGATTATATTGAAGAGCTTTTCGGTGATTAAAATTAAATATAAATAAAATTATTAATCATGTGATATATGAGGAATTGATAAAGAATGTTTGCTAAATATTAGCAATAGTCTTCAAAACCTCTCTGGTTTTTTGTTATTTTCAAAATGATTATATAATAATAATATAGTATAATGGATAATAAGAAAGATATTTGTGATAAAATAGCAGTTATTCCACAATTTGAAGGAACCTGTTGGTTTAATGCAATTCTAATGATTTGTTTTTATAGTCAAGATTTTAGAAATTTACTAATTAAATACTCAAAACAATGGAAAAAAGATAACTTATTTAACTTCTTTAGAACTATACTTAAATATAACTATAATTTAGATAAAAAAAACTTAAAAATTTTTAGTAATATAAAACCAGAACTAATTTTATTAAAAATATTTGAAAATTATAATATTTATATAAAACATTTTTATAAAACTGCAAATTCGCATACTACAATAAGCAAATATAATTGGGGGATATACTTATAGGTTTATATATGAGTTTTTGAATATTTTAAAAATACCATATTTAAGTATTAGTAATTTATCACATTTAAAAGGAAACAATAATTTTATTTTTAATTTATCAGAATTAACTTATATTTATAATTTGTATTATGATCAAAAAAAATTAGATAAATTTATTGATATGAATTTTGATGGTAAAATTATTGATATTAAAGAAATTTTAAAAAGAAATCCAGAAGTATTAATAATCGATAATTCAGAAAGGAATAATAATACAATGTATAAATATGTAAATAAAAAGAATAATTTAGATCGTTTTTTCTTAAAAAAATTCAATTTAAACAAAACTGATTTCAATTCAATAAAAGAAGAAAGAGATATTATTATTTTTAATGGTTCTAAATATAAATTAGATAGTTGTTTGTTGCGTAATTATAATAGAAAAAATGCATTAAATTCAAATCATGTGATTGCCGGTATTACGCGTAATAATAATAAATATGTTTATAATGGTTGGAATAAATTAACATCAGATCAAGGATTTAATGCGACCGATACTAATTTGAGTCCTTGTTCTTTAATGAAATTTGATTGGGATATTCACAAAAATAATGAATTTTGCTTAAATACTAAACTATGTAAATTAGATGCTATTACTGATCCTGATGACTTATGTTTTAATTTTGGTAAAACTGAACATAGAATTTTGGTTTATGTTAAAATGGATGAATTAAAAAATGATGATGATCAAGAATTATATTCATTCGAAAGTGTAAGTGACATTTCCGAAAAAGAGGAACTAATAGAGAATTTTTATAATATAGACAAAATAAGTTTTGATGATATATTACAGTTATTAATCAAATTTAATACTATAAATACAAGTATGATTGGTAATAATAATTATTTAAAAATAAAACTTGTTTTATTAGGATTTTTTGAATCATTTGATTTTGATTTCGATAATTTAATAAATATCAAAAAAATCTTTTCTATTTATCAACAAGATGTTAATATAAATTATTCTGATAAGTATAAAATATATACTTTATATTATAAAAAGTTTTATAATATAACGAAACCTTCAATTATTATTAATGATACCAGTAAGTTATTAAGCGAAATTAAAAATTTATTTCCAGATTATGATATACCTTTATATTATTCAATAAATGATTTGAATCAAATATTATTTGATTTATATAAAATAAGAGCAAACATTGAATTAATTATACATTATTTTATAAGCAATCCAGATAATAAATTTTTTGTCAATAATCTTACAATCAATTATTTATTGCACGCATTAAGATTAATTATAACATATTTTCCAAATAAAATTAAATTAATAGAACAAAAAAAATTTAGAGAAATAGCAAAATTTTTTTTAAATAAAACATATAATATTAAAGATGAAATTAAGAAAGATGAAATAGATAAAGATAAAATTATAGCTAACTTAAAAATTAAATTAGCCGAATGTGAAAAATCTAAGGATGATAAATTAAAATTAAAATCACCAAATGAACCTAAAAAAGATATTAAAATAACCAAACCAGAAATTAAATTAGCTGAATGTGAAAAATCTAAGGACGATAAATTAAAATTAAAATCACCAAATGAACCTAAAAAAGATGTTAAAATAACCAAACCAGAAATTATTGCAAATATTAAAAAACTTAATCCAAAAATTAAAGGATTAACAAGCAAAACTAAAAATGAATTAATTGATATTTATGAACAATTAAAGACTTAAGGAAATGATTATAATACGTATTATTATTATTATTGCCAAAAATTACGAATAGAAGTTCCAATAAAATAGCCTAATAAATTAAAAAATGTCTTCAACTCTCATACAACTTATTTCATTACAATTACTTTTTTTTATTAAATATTTAAACATCAAATGTTCATATATTTCCCAAATAATACTTATTACTAATATAAATAAATAATGATTAAGATGTAAAATGCCAATAATCTAAACAATATCTAAATAATACACCATTTATTTTTTTTTCATTTCCAATTAAACATTCGTGATGATTTATAATTGAATTATTATGTGTGATACCTAAAATAAGTAATAATAATAATGCACAAATCATCTATAGAAATATAAAGAAATAATTATATAATTCTTATTAAATATACGAATGAGTTTAAATAAGCCAATTTGGAAATTAAGAGATTGGATAGATAAAGATAAATTAAATAAATATAAATTGTCGCTAAATGAAAATGCAATAGATTTTTTATTAGAAAATCAGGAATTTATTGATTGGAGTCATTTATCAGAAAATAAAAATGCTATTAAAATTCTTGAATCTAATCAAGATAAGCTTGACTGGAAATATTTATCAACGAATGAAAATACTGTTAAACTTCTTGAAAATAACCAAGATAAAATTAATTGGACTTATTTGTGTGAAAATATTAATGCCATTAAATTACTTGAATCTAATCAAGATAAATTAAATTATAACTTTTTGTCAAAAAATTCTAATGCCGTTCCTCTTTTAAATAAGCTAATGGAAGCCAATCAATCAAAAATTAATTGGTATTACTTGTCAGCAAATCCAAATGCCATTCCTCTTTTAAATAAGCTAATAGAAGCTAATCAAGAGAAAATCGATTTGAGATTATTATCATTAAACCCAAATGCTATTAAGATTCTTGAAGCTAATCCTGATAAAATAGACTGGTATTACTTGTCAGCAAATCCAAATGCTATTAAAATTCTTGAAGCTAATCAATCAAAAATTGATTGGTTTAAATTGTCCTTAAATCCAAATGCTATTAAAATTCTTGAAGCTAATCAATCAAAAATTGATTGGTCTCAATTATCCTTAAATCCAAATGCTATTAAACTTCTTGAACAAAATCAAAATAAAATTAACTGGAATGAATTATCAAAAAACCCTTCAATATTCGAATTAGATTATAAAACAATGAAAAGAAATAATCAAGAATTGGAAGAAGAGTTAATTAAGGAAATAATGAAACCTTCAAGGTTATTTAAGATGATTGAGAAATACGGCGAAGATTATTTAGAATTAGTGTTTGATGATTAATTATTTATAAGTTATATAGAACATTAGTTATAATGATATATCCACTTATAATTGCATCTGTTTGGGGATCTATGCCAATTTTAATTAAACTTTATTTGTCATTATTTCCTAATGTTTTCATTATATTTCTTCAAAGTTTAGTTTTATTATCTTCAACGCTTATTTACATCTTTTTCTTTAAATACACCGATTTTATAAATGGTTATAAATCAGCCACCTATAAACACTTTTTAATTATTGCTCTGATGTTTTTCATAGTTACTTTTATTTGTAATTTGCTTTATCTTCATATCTTAAAGAAAGATGATATAATAGCACCATTACTAATTTTTATCTTAACACCTATAATAACAATTATAATATCTGCATTAGTTCTTAAGGAATTATTGAATATACGACAAATATTTGGTTGTTTTTTAGTATTTATAGGTATTTTCTTTTTAGTTTATTATAAAAAAATGACATAAATAATTTAAGTAATTAATTAATTGAATTATAATTATGTCTGATAAACAAACAAAAGGTCTAAAAAGAAATACTATTGATAAATATTATACTAAAGATTATATTGTTAATTTATGTATTAGTTATATTAAACAAGTTATTGAAATTAAAACGAATGATTTAATTATAGAACCAAGTGCTGGCAATGGCTCATTTATTTCAGCCATCAAACATTTATCAGATAATTATAAATTCTATGATATTCAACCTGAACACACAGAAGTAATTAAACAAGATTATTTATTATTAAATTATGATGATATTAAAAGAGGTTTTGAAAATATTCATATAATTGGAAATCCACCGTTTGGTCGTCAGTCTTCTTTAGTAATTAAATTTATTAAACAATCCTGTTATTTTGCTAAAACTATTTCATTTATATTACCTAAAAGTTTTAAGAAAGATAGTTTAAAAAATAAATTTACCAAAAAAAGCTTTTTTAGTTGATAATGATGAGTATGATGTGCATTGTATTTTTCAAATATGGAAAAAAGAAGATTATGAGAGAGAAGTTAAAGAAAAACTTGAACCATTAAATTTTACATTTGTAAAGAAAACCGATAATCCGGATATATCATTTCGTCGTGTTGGTGCAAATGCCGGCTTTATAGATACTGAAATTGAAAACAAAAATATTCAATCACATTACTTTATTAAATTTATAAATTATGAATATGACTTGAATGAATTAAAAAAAATAAAATTTGAATTTAATAATCAATTTCAAAAAATAAATTGATTGCTAAGTTCAATTTTTATTTATCTTTAATAAAATTCTCATAATTTTTAATGAAATCTTTGATTAATTTAAAGTTATTATTTGAATTAGCTATTTGAATTCCTGTCTTAGTCCTTATAAATTTCTTTATTTTCATTGTTCTATCATTCATATTCTTAACAATCTCATCAAATGATGGTTTTTCGCAATTATTAACATTAAAAGTTATATATCTCATAATTCCAATTGCACCAAGACTATTAATCCTATCCGCATCTTGAATTATAAATAACTTTAATTGTCTTTTATGATTATAATGATGATTATAATAATTATCATAATTATGATTAATTTCTTTAGATAATGATATATGACTCGCAAGGCGTATTATTTCATTCTTATCATAAATCTTTAATTTCTTAAATTGTTTTAAATAATCTTTGATCATTATTTCTTGTGATTCATTTGAATATTTACTATCACCATAATCATGTAATAAAGATCCCATTGTTATATGAAACAGATCTCGTTGTTTCGTCAAACCTTCTTTTTTTGCAATATTGAGAGCAAGATTAACAACTAAATTAATATGATTAAAATCGTGACTAATGTCATTAAGACTATTCATATAATTTTCAATAAAATCTTTTGTTTTATTTATAATAGTTTTATAAGTCATTTAGCTAAATTATAAAAATAAAAATAATAATCAATTTTTATTTAACCAACTTTAATAGTAAATCCTTTCCAACTCTTAGTATTTTCATAATTACCATAGACCTTTTCAAAATATGATTTAATTTGTCCTCTGTCTGGCACTCGTTTGCCTTTTGGCACATTCTCACTACACCAACGCTTGAAATCATTAAATACATCCATTAAACCTATCTTTTCTTTAGATGCTGGATCATTAATAATATTATCAGCCATATATTGACCAATTACATCATTATTTTGCTTATATTTATAAGTTGCATTAATAACTTCTCGTGGTTCATTAATCTTAATTGGATTAATTGTCTTATGTCTCTCAATTAACATTGAAAGAAAGACATCGGCATATCTCTCCAATTTTTCATTCAATTGTAAATCCATAGGAAACTCATTAGGTTTCTCTGGATCAGGATTTTCACAGAACTTTGAAAGAAATTCAATGACTCGAATTCTTCGCCAAGTTCCACCATCATCACTCGGAACTTCTGGTAATTCATTACACGCAAGAATCATCTTAAATTGAGGTCTAAATTCATATGGTTCTTTATATAAACCTCTTGTTAAAATTCTGTCATTACCTGACAATTCTTTCATATATCCAATATTAATCTTATCATTTTCGCTGGGTTCCTGTAGAACTGCGAATCTTCTGCCTTTAGTTCTTTCAACTTCACCTTGAGCCGAATTAGAAGCAGCCCGTTTTTGTGTCAATAAAGCAATCGGGAGAGTTGCATAATAATCACCAATCGCTTTTTGAATCAAATCTAATAATCTACTCTTTCCATTACTACCTTGACCTGTGAATATGTAAAATCTTTCTTGTGCTATGCTACCATCAATAGCACACGCTAAGATATCAAGAACATAATTACGAAGATTTTCATTTGTAAATAATTTTTCAAAGAAATCTTTAATTTCAATTATTTCTTCAGATTCTGGATTAAATGGAATATAAATTTTTTTAGTCGATAATGATATATAATCGTCAGGCATTCCTTCTCTGAATATATGCATCTTTAAATCATAAACACCATTTTCAAAACCTAATAAATAATTTCTATTATCTAACAGTTCCTCAAAACTTTCATCTATAAATAAACATTTGCATTCCTTCATAATACTTTCCTTAAATGCCGTCTTTTTCAAATTTAAAGCAATTTTTAAAGCAGCTTTCGCCCGTTTATCGTAAAATTCCTTTTGCCCGTCCTCTGTCGTTTCCGTCATTTTCTGATTAAAATATTGAGCTCTGTCTGTAAATTTTCTGCAAACCTCTTCACTCAATTCTCTTCTCAATTTCAAACCTTCGCGAGCTTTTACCCATCTATGACAATCTTTATCATATTTATACCAAGTATCTTTATTAACGGCTTTATATTCGCCTTTATAAATCCCTTGAACAACTTTAGCGACATCGTAATGTGCCCCATCAGTGCTTAAAGCATTATCAATTAATGGAATAATCGAATTATTGATAATCTCATTATATCTTTGCTGATTGTCTTGTTTAGCCCACCATCTCAAAGTGCCCATACTCAAATTCTCCTTTTTCATCTTATCCCATAAGTTCTGACATTCACCTTCAACAAAGGTACTGCTGATTTTAGAAAATTCAACCCAAGTATTTAAGAGGCGATAATCGATATTACGCAAAGCCCAACCAAGATTTATCCAATCATCATATCTATCCGCTCTTTTATGGCTCAAACATTCATTGACTAAATCTTTTGCTAATTGAAATTCATCATCATTAATATAATTTTTAATAATATTTGTCAATTTTGTTGAAAAGATGTTATTATCCAATTTTTCTTTCTGTTTCTTATCCATCATTGGTAATACGTGTCGTATATACTCATTGATATCATTGACAGTTTCTGTTTTTGTTATAGTTTCGTCTTTATCCATCTTTCGCATAGAAAATAGACGAATATAATCAATTTCATCTTTAGCAGTCGGAAAATAATCTTTAAAAATTGTTTCACTTGTTGATAATTGATAGTTATAAATCTTAGTTACTCGATAAGCTTCACAATCAGGCTTTTTACTGCCATACATTTGCCAACAATTAGCACTGATAATTGCTCTATCAACGATATCATCGGGAATAGCGCAAATATCAGGGATATTAAAAATGTCTTGTGCTTTTTCAAGAATCTTAGTTCTTATAAAATATTGAATATTATTATTAACAATAATATGTGGAAAAATTATATGTATTCCATCCTTTATCTTATTCCTATATTCTGTTGGATTTTGTTTTTCCATTACATAGGCGATATTAGACTCGTCATCAACAATTAGATAATTATTAATAATTTTAAAATAAGCATCTACAATCTTTCTAATATGCTCTTCATTGTATTTACGCTGAATATATCTTTCTTCGTGCATACTCAAATCTTTTGAAAATCTAAAATCTAAATCAATACGAATCAGACTCGGA